ATAAGCGCGAACATCGAGAAACATCAAAAAATTTCTGAACTGCGTTGGAACGACAACTTAATTGAATACATTTGCAACAACTAAAATCAAAATTAATATGTACTGTCCTAAAATCAATTACTGCTTCTCAATGGACGACATCAAGAAGCTAAATCAAGAAATCAGAATCATTGCTGAAAACTACGAAATCGAGAATGGTTGGTTTCACGAGAACGAAGATCGTCAATTTATAGACGAACAAGGAAACGCGTTCACGATCGACATTCTTGGAAGATTCTCTCAACGATTCGAACCAGACTACGAATTGCACTACGTCAGATTGAAGAAAGACGGAATCTCTTTCGAGTTCGATGTTGAACTTTTCAGTGAACATATCTAAATGGGATATTACAAACGCCTATCAGAACAGGAACAAATGAGCGAGAGCAACTGGCGACATATCGAAGCCGACCAAGAACTCGCAGTTAAGTTCGAACAATATCTAAATTCATTTAATAACAACAACATAATAAACAACAACACAATGAGCATCATTGCACAACCCTCAACAAACAACAGCGGAGCAGGACAGACAGTACCTGCAGGAACACACGTAGCGCGTTGCTACCAAATCATTCACATTGGAACAATCGTTGACACCTATCAAGGCGAAGAAAAGTTAGTGAACAAAGTTCGCATTGTATTTGAACTACCACTTGAAACTGCCGACTTCGGTAAAGGTGAACAGCCTTTCTCAATCGGACGCGACTTTACTTTATCAATGCACGAAAAAAGCGGATTGAGAGCGTTCGTTCAAGGATGGTTAGGAAAGGCTATGTCAGACGCAGAAGCGAACAAATTTGACATTGCAACTCTTTTAGGCAAGGAATGTATGCTTAACGTAATGCACCGCACCGCGAATACAGGAAGAACGTACGCAGACATCAAAGGCGCTTCACCTTTAGTTAAAGGTATGTCTTGCCCTCCATTAGTTAACTCTGCTTTCCTTTTAGACTACGACAGCGAAGATTTCGACTTGCGTTTTAAGATGCTTCCAGAGTGGCTTCAAAACAAGGTGAGTTCATCTGCTGAATTTAGCAAACGTTTGGAGCGCTCTGCGGATCAATTCAATAATGCTAAACAGATGCTTGAAAAAAGCGGTTTAGTTCAGTCAACTGACGATACTGAAGACTTACCATTCTAAATGAATAAGATGTTATAAAAGGCGCTTATTTCAGACATTTGCGCCTTTTATGACACATAACGACTTAAATCTAAAACAATGAAGAAACTAATTTCACTTGAAAGACGCGTTGAGAATCTACTGAAGAAATACAAGACGCTTCGCAACAATAACAAAGCACTTTGTGTCCGCGTATGGGAGCAACAGTTCGATGAACGCAAAGACATCACAAGCAACTTCTTTGCTATGTACGAAAGTGGAAAATATGTAAGCGCGGATAACATCACACGCATTGCACGTTTAGTTAAGGAACGTAATCCAGAACTTCGCGGAACGAACCACAACGACAATAAGAAGAAAGCGCAGTTAATCAAACCACTATTAAAGAAATGAACAAACAAATCTATTCAACCCCATTCGGACGACTTGTGAAGGCTAACTTCAAGACGCTCAACAACTTCAAGAACGTTCTTCGAATAAGCGATCCGACAGCACGTCTTTACGTCGCACACCCAGAGCGAATGAGAATAAAAGATTTCAACAACATTTGCTTACACACAGGACTTTCGAGAGAAGAAGTATTCAGCACATTCACACCAACTAAACACATAAACGAAGAAAATGACTAACGAACAGATAAGACAAGAGATAGCGGAGATGATACCTTTTCGTTATATGGAAAGATTCGAATTGTTATGGACAATGATTATTCCAAAATACGAACGATTGACAGCGGATCAAATTAAACAACAGCAAGAAATGGAGAACGAAAGAGATATGTTCTGGAGCGCACTTGAAGACGTAACGTGTAGCGTTCTTGGAATACCTTCACAGGCTTTATATTCACCTACGAGAAAGCGCGAGATAGTAACAGCACGACAAATCATTTTCTTCCTTGTAAGACCTTGCTATTTGCTTTCACTCAAGAACGTAGGCGACCGCTACAAGAAAGACCACGCTACAATCCTGCACGGAATCAACCAAGCTTCCGCGCAGGTTGAGTGGGATAGACAATATAGAGCCAACGTTGAACGCATTTGTTATCTATTAAATGAGATAGGTTATGCTAAACCTATGATATTTTTTAATAAATTTGTAGACCACATTGAATACAAGAAAGAATTAGCACGTAAAAAGAAATCTAAAATCAAATAAATCAAATAACTATGAGCGACTACTGCCGTTATTGCGAAAAAGACGCAATCAATGACCGAATTAGAGAACTTCAAGGTGAAAAGATTCTCGGTGAAGAAATGAATGAATACGAGGATATCCTTGAATGGTTAGAGGATGAAGGTGAAATCGGACTATGCTACGAATGCACCAGAGAGGAAGATGCGGATATGGAAAGGGACGAATATTAAACTAAAAGACAATGACACCAAAAGAAAAAGCAGAAGAATTGTTGGAGAAAATGAATGTTATTCATCATCTGAAGGGTAACGGATTACCTGTATCTATGCATAAAAGTCAGATTAAAAAATGCGCTTTAATAGCAGTAGATGAGTTGATAAACGAGTATGAATCCAACATATGCAATCGTGGTTATGACAATGATTGGGAAATGTGGGATATGGAAAGGGATTACTGGATAGAAGGTAAACAAGAAATAGAAAAGTTATGAATGAAAATCAAAGAGGACTTCCGATAGAATCAGTAGGAGCTATAGTCAGCATAATAGGAATAGCATGGGGAATATCATGGCTAATAGGATTAATAATAAACTAAAAAACTAAAAATTATGGAAAAGAAATTACAATCAGAATTTGAAGTACTAGCAATGGAAATTGTTACTTCACCACAAGATGTAGGTATGTATTGTTTAGGCAATAAACAACTCTGCATACACTTTAGAATCAAACCTAATTGGTTTCATCGTACAATGATGAAGGTGTGCTTAGGATGGAAATGGATTGATATAACTAAAAAACTAAAAATTATGAAAAACAAGAAACAAAGTAGTTTGGATTATCTTATCGAGCAATTATTTAAAACACGTAATAATAGCACTGAAGTTAAAGAAACGAATAGTGAAAGTATTATTCAACAAGCCAAAGCAATGCACAGGGAGGAGATTAAACAGTCTTATCGTGAAGGAAGAAGCGACCAACAATCAAAGGAGGCATTTTACCACAGAAATTCAGAACAATACTACAACGAAACATTTGGAGGTGAACAATGCTGATACTACAACTAAAACAACGAATCATTCAACTCGAAGCGCAGGTGCAAGAACAGGAGCAGAAGATAAACGAGATATTCAACAAGTTATCCGAAAGTGCAACAACGCCTTCGCTCGTTCCTGCTGAAAAGAAGAAAGGATTCATCAAGCCAACGGTCGTTGAAATATACGACTACGCGTGTGAAAGATTGAGCAACGAAGACGCGCTTAAATTTACAGAGAAATTCCACGCTCATTACGAGGCAAATGGTTGGAAGGTGGGACGCAATCCAATGAAAGACTGGAAGGCTGCGGTTCGTAAGTGGGATTTATCTACCTTTGACACATCAAAAACAAACCAATCAAATCAAACTAAAATCAAAAATGGAAAATTCGATTCAGACGCTGCGCAACGCATCTACGCAGACGCTCACAACTACACAAAGGATTGAGAGAGCTGAACGCGAAAGCGCGTTTGTTGCTGACTACGATCTACCAACGTTCGTAAAGTTATGTTCGAAGGTATGCGCTATGTACGGAATAGCACTTCCAGAAGCGCAACTGTTGCAATTACTGCATGAGTTCATTGTCAAACACTTTCGTTGGGTTACATTTGAACACTTCAATCTTGCGTTTGAAATGAACGCAGCGAATGAACTGTCCAAGAAATGCGAACACTTCGGAGCATTGAGCGTGTCGTTTATAGGCGACGTGTTGACGGCTTACAGACCACACCGAGATAAAATCAATTTACAAATACAAAGAGAGATAGCTGAAGCCATTGAGCAGAAAGCGAAAGAAATAAAGGAGAATGAAATGGCAGTAAACGACGATAGTTGGAGAAGAATGCTCAAAGAAGACATCGAGAGTTTTAAAGAAGGAAAGTTCATCACGATTGAACTACGCGGAGTGTCAATGATGCGGTGGTTGGAAGAAGCTAAATACATTGACGCTTCTACGTTTACAGACGACGAATACAAGACTTGCAAAGCGAAGGCGCGTTTCGTTGTCTTCCAAGAACAGCAGTTGAGCAAAGGAATAGTTGAGCGAATGAGCGACCGCAAACGTCAGCTATTGAAGGAATCGTTGCACTTCGAAGGGATGCGACAATTGTATAAATTATATCTTTCAAAACAATGAAAATAGTAGTATCTTTTGGTGGCGGTTCTAATAGCGCTGCTGTTTTAATCAATATGGTTAAACATCAAATAATTCCAGATGAAATTCTTTTTAGTGATACAGGAGGAGAACATCCACACACCTATAAGTTCATTGAAGAATTTAATAATTGGCTTAAGTCTAAAAACTATCCTTCAATAAAAACATTAAAATATAAGAACAAACACGGAGATGTTTTAACACTTGAAGAAGACTGTTTGAATAATAATACTATTCCACCTATTGCTTTTGGTTGGAAAACTTGCTCACAAAAATTCAAGATTCAACCAATTGAAAAATACTTAAAATCAAAATATCCAAATGAAAAAATTCAAATGTGGGTTGGTTTTGATGCTGGTGAAGAAAGAAGAGTTAAAGCTAATCCAAATGAAAACTTTGAAAATTACTATCCATTGATCGAATGGAATTGGAATAGAGAAAAATGTATTGAAGTAATAGAAAAAGCAGGTTTATCTAAAGCAGGAAAAAGTAGTTGTTTCTTTTGTCCTAATATGAAACGAAATGAGATTCTTTCTTTACCAAAAGATTTACAAAACAGATGTATATCTATGGAAAAAAACGCTACAAAATTAGCAGAATTAAAAGGATTAGGAAGAAATAAAAGTTGGACAGAAATAATTGAAGCAGATAGAAACCAGTTAAAAATTGAATGGGAAGAAGAAGATTGGCATCAAATATCTTGTGAATGTATCGAATAAATATGCAACCCTATAAACCCGAATACTTGCCGCGTCAGATTGAAGCGTTGAACTACCTTGCAACAGATAGCGATGTTGAACAAATACTTTACGGAGGCGCTGCTGGGGGTGTGAATATCTTTTGTACTTTGTAGGTTACACCCGAAGAATAAAAGAGTATATTTGTGGTATGAATTACACACTTAAACAATTAAACATTTCTATTGAAGAACTGCCGAATGAACTTTGGCGCTATGTTGCAAATACAAACAACCGTTATTTGATTAGTAATAAAGGACGTTTGCTTACAACTGGATATAAAGGCGGAAGCAAACCTTCAATAATGAAACCTGCGAAAGATGCAAAAGGTTATTATCGTACAATGCTTTTAATCAATGGCAAATTCTCAACGATTAAAATACACCGCATTGTTGCTCAAACTTGGATTGAAAACAATGAAAATAAAATTCAAGTTAATCACATCAATTTTAACCGCGATGATAACCGCGTTGAGAATTTAGAATGGGTTACACCAAAGGAAAACACGTTGCATTCTTACAGCGCAGGAAGAATTAAAAAACCAATATGTACAAACTTTGTAAGAGGTGAAGAAATTGGAACTTCAAAGCTAACTGAAAAAGATATTGTTGAGATACGCGAGAAATTCAAACCGCGTGTTTATACGCGTGAAATGTTAGGCAAAGAATACGGTGTTGCAGCAGCTACAATTAAGGATATAATACTAAAGAAATCTTGGAAGCACGTCAAATAATTTACCACGACAAGCAAAAACAAGCGTTAGAACTGCTATCGTATGAAAGTCCTATTTCGCAAGTGCTTTACGGCGGTGGTGTGTTTAGTGGAAAGTCTTTTCTTGGTTGCGACTGGCAGATAAAAAGACGATTGAAATACCCAGGAACGAAGGGTTTAATCGGTCGTGCTGAATTGAAGAAATTGCGCTTGTCTACAATGCAAACTTTCTTCGAACTTTGTACGCTTCACGGATTGAAACCAAACGTTCACTATACTTACAACGGACAAGACCACGTTATTAAGTGGTACAACGGAAGCCAAACGATATTAATGGACTTGGCTGATATGCCGTCAGACCCCGACTTCCAGAGGTTTGGGTCGATTGAAATTACAGACTACTTCGTTGACGAGGTAGCGGAAGTTTCGAAGCGTTGTATTGACATCTTGCAGTCGCGTGTGCGTTACAAATTGATTAACGACAGACCGAAGGGTTTAATGACCTGTAACCCTTCAAAGGGTTGGTTGTATAACGACTTTTATTTCGCTAATCTAAAAGGACAATTAAGAAACGATAGAGCCTTCGTTCAAGCGCTTCCAACTGATAACCCATATATCTCGCAGACTTATTTAGAGAACTTGCAGAAACTTCCAGAGTACGACCGAAAACGTCTTTTAGAAGGCAATTGGCAATTCGACGACGACAGCGACAAACTATTTTCAACCGACAATTTGCTTCGAATGTTCCGCAATGAACTGCTTGAAGGAAAGAAATGTATCACAGCCGACATAGCGCGTTTTGGTAAGGATAGAACGATTATCTGCGTCTGGAATGGTTTGACACTTATTGAAGTAATTGAACTAAATCGTGCAGCGTTGGATGAAGTCGTAAACAAGATTCGTCTCGTAACAAAAGAACATAGCATTTTGTTACAGGATGTTGTCGCAGATGAAGACGGTGTTGGTGGTGGAGTGGTTGATTTTCTTAAGTGCCGAGGGTTTGTCAATGGATCTAAACCCAAACATCCGCAATATCAAAATCTCAAAAGCGAGTGTTACTACAAATTGGCTCAATATGTAGAAGAAAATCGGCTCACTATTCTTGTCAATGGAAAGAAGGAACAAATCGTAAAAGAGTTAGAAATGATTAAGCGCCACAGGTCAGACGTCGAAGGAAAGTTGCAAGTAACTCCGAAGGACGTTATCAAGAACCGCGAAGGTATTTCTCCCGACGTTGCCGACGCAATCATGATGCGAATGTATTTCGAACTCAATCCAAGTTATGGGCAATATGTTGTCGGATAAATAATTTAGCATATATTTAGCGAATGAAACAAACACCACTATACGAGTCGTTGAAAATGACATACGACAGAGAGCGCGAAATTGTTAATTCAATAGCGACTTATTTCCAACAAGCAAAGCCAGTAGGCGACATTCTCTTTGAACTTTCGCAAAGGAAAGATATGAACGCGAAGGAGAAAGTTTATCTCGCGTTAATGATTGGAACAATGATGACGAGAAACAATGAAGAGAAGTAATTTACTCTCGCAGGTTGTCGCTGAATTAGAGGCGCGTGAAGCAAAGGGAATCGACACTTACGGAACAACACTTGACCGAACCGATTTGACGCGCTCTGAGTGGCTACAACACGCTTACGAAGAAGCGTTAGACCTTGCGTTATATTTGAAAAAACTTAAAATAGAAGAAGATGCCAGAGAGTAAAAGTAAAAAAGGAATCTGTGTGTACCTACACAAAGACCTGTGGAACGAGATTGACGAAAAGAGAGGTGAGAACAGCCGAAACACTTTTTTAAGTGAAGCAATAAAGTTCTCTTTGAAGTTCTACGTCGATGAATCTAAAGTAAAATTGAAAGAACAAACGTCGACAAAATAGCGACGGACGACGTAACGATTAAAGCGCTATTCCTGCGCTTTTTTTGTTTGTCTAACTTTTTCTTTTCAACATTGAGAGTGTTTATTTCTTCGCTCAAAATGTGTTCCTTTTCTTCGTGCGCACTTATAACTTCTTGCAGGTTGTTTATCTTTTCTTCCTGTATGGTCATTTGCTGTTCATAAGTCGATATAATAAGCGAATCGGAAGCAATAACGCTATCGCAGGAGTTCACTAAAGTGATAACATCAACGCGATTAATAGTATCTCGAATAACAATAGAATCACGAGTTCTTTTATAGGTGGTCTTGGCTTTAGATTGAGCGTCTTCATATGTTCTTAATTTTGCATAAAGTTCAATTTGTTCTTGAAGCAAACGATCGTACTCACCAGCGTTGTAGTTTATAATACTATCCTGCTTTTGCAATTCAGTTGTTGTGTTTTTTGCAACAGGTTTTCCGAACCAATGGTAGCAAACAACTGTCCAAATGGCTGTCGTTCCAATAAGCAATAATATAATTGCAAGTATATTCTTTTTCATAAGATTTGTCCTTCGTGTATTCTGTAATTTTTAACGCTGAATTGTCCATTCACACCTTTGTCAACGATTGCAAAGCCGTGGTTGTATTTTGAGTATGGATTGTAGTCTGGCGAAAGTTCGCTCAAACATCCGACACCCCAACATGTAATGAACTTCCCATTCGCGTCGCGTTCGTTGTGTTCTGCTGTTTGGTGGTGATGTCCGCAAAGCGCGGACACCTTCGTCTTCAAAAATAACCCACGCGCTACGTTTACAGAAGGAAGGAATTGTTTGCCAAATTCGTGTCCGTGAAAGATAGAAAGTTTGCCTATATTCAGTTTACTCTTTCCGTCAATCCAAGTGATATTGTGCTTATCTAAATGACAAAGCGAAGCAAAGTCGAAAGCGTCAATGTCGAATAGTTCTGGTGCTTTAATTCGCATATATCTCCAATATCTTTCTTCGTGATTTCCTTCTTTGTAGTAAATGTGAGCGGTTGGAAATTGACCTCGTAACGTATCTACAAATTGACGCATTGCGTAGAGTTCGTCTTTGAATTTTCTCTTGCGTGGATCCTTGACAAAGTCTGAAATCATATGACAATCGAGAGCGTCGCCATTTAAAATAACAGCGTCGCATCCCTGACGAATACCTTCATTGATTGCAACGCTCAACGCTTCGTTATCTTGGTAAGGAATATGAATATCGCAAAGAATCAAGAACTTCGTTCCTTTCAATTCAACGTGTTTGCGTTTCTTTGCGTAAGACTTCGGTAGTGCGTAAGGGTTAGAAGGTCTTTGTTTAGTGTCTATCAATTCTCTTTGAGTATTATGTTTACGACTTTTTTCACCGTGCTTACCTCTAACGCGACGAACGTAATTTCGAGCGTGTTCTTGCGTCAAAAACGCTTCTGGATATTCATTGAATAATTTCGTCGCCAATGAGCGCGAAGGTGCATCGGGGTACTTACTGCAAATTTCCGCTGCTATTTTCATCGCTTCCGTTTGTCGTGCCATTCTTTTGTTTTGTAAATCGTTCAATTACTGTTCCGCCAAATAGACCACCTGTTAACAATGCGAGTGTGTCGAACATCGCAATCGGACAAACGTAGTAGCTGAATGTTGCAACATAACTCAAAACGATTAGGTTAATTGTAACAAATATAGCAACAATTCGTTTTGAACTAACTTTTGAACACGAAGTTAACAAAGATTTCAACCATTCTTTCATAACAATTTCAAAATAAACTGAACAATAAGACCACCAACAACACCAGCAGCAGCAACACCAACATCATCAACAACAACAACGACGACNNCCACCAACAACACCAGCAGCAGTTGCAATACCACCTAAACGAGCGACTTGCAAACGTTGATTTTGAATGTATTTGTCGTGCTTCTGAACCTTACTCACAAGACCTTCAATCTTCATCTCATCATCGCCAATTAAGACGTGATAGATGCGGTCTATCTTCTTGTTCATTTCTTGAAGTTCCTCGTGTATCAAGCCTATCTCTTTTTCGGTGTTCATTTGAAGTAAAGTTGTATTTCAGCTTCGCGACGATTAACAAGACCTTTCAATACTTTCCCATCTGCCTTATTCCACAAACGAAAAGAATCAGCAATAGTTGCGTCGTTAGGGTTAACATTTAGTTTCTTAAATACAGAAGATTTCTTGAAGTTACCTTGACCGATATTGTACGCAAGAGAAACACACGCGCTAAATTGGTTGTCATTCAATTGTGTCTTTATGAATGGCGCTATCGTTACTGCGAATTGGTCGATGACAAACTTTGCTAAAGATTCAGCGCGTTCTTGCGTGATAACGTCGCCTTCCTTAACCTTCATTCCGTCCTCGTAAAACGTGTTTCCAT